CACGCGCTGCCGGGCCGCCTTTCGCGTACTGCTGCGGCCGGCCTGCACTGAAGAGGGCCGAGGGCGACGTGTAGGGCATGCTGGACATGATCTGCGTGGGGCCAAGTTGGAGGCCGTAGCGCTCTGGGTACTTGGCCAGCAGTTCAATGCCAGTGGTGCCTTGGCCGCCGGCCATGCCTTCGAAGCCGGGCGGAACCTGCCCCTCCTCTGCTTCGAAGCCTCCGGTGGCGCCGAGAGCGCCGAGGCCCAAGCCAACAAGAGGAGCATAACGGCGCAGGGCGCCTGTCATCATGCTCTTGGCAACTTCGATCTGGGCGGGGGTGGCGGCCGCTGGATCAACGCCCATGCTCTGCAGTGCTTCGGCGAGGGTTGGCCCCTTGCCGGGCAGGAAGGCGTCTTTCATGCCCTCCGCGAAGGAGCGGCCCCCGGGGGCGAATGCGTCTTTGACGCTTTCGAAGAACCCGGGTGGCCGAGCAGCGGCTGTTCCTGCCGTGCTTGCTCCCGCCTGTCCGCTCGTAGACGCCAAGGGAGAAACAGAGAGCTGGTTTGTAATGCCCTGTTGAATCTGTCCAGCGGGCAGTGCGCCGATGCCTTGGCTTATGGAAGGCGTAGCGTATGCGCCGGCGGGAATAGCCGCTGTTGCAGGAGCAGGAGCCGGAGCAGTTGCAAACGGGGAGGAAGGCGGCGTGTAGGTAAGGGCAGTCGGCGCCTGTACGGGAGCACCGGCGCCTGCCGTCATGGCGGGCGGCACATATTTCCCCGTGGCGAAGTCGATACCCCCTGTTGTCGTCGTAGGCGCGGCCATGTTGGCTCGGACGCCCTGTTGAACAGACTGCTCAAGCGGGGTCATGGCCAGCGCGTCAGGAGTCGTTACCAGATCAGGCAGTGCCTTTCCCTGCTGCGCCGCTTGTTGGGCCGCCTGAAGCTGGCTGGTGGCAGGGGGAGGCGTTGATTTGAAGGCGCTTGCGCCCTGAGTCACGCCTGTGATGGCCCCTGCCGTAAGACCTCCAATGGCGCCTGCTTTCAGCGCCTCTTTAAGGTTACCGCCACCAAGGAGCGTGGTCCCCGCGCCAGCAACGAAGCCCTGTGTAGCCGCCAGCACGGCAGGCGCCGCTGTGGCGCCAAACATCGCGGTAGCTGCAGGGCCTGCTACGAAGAACAGCGCGGTGCCGAGAACAATCTTGCCTACGGTAGTCGAGGCAAACTTCTTGACCGCCTTGCCGATCTTTTTGAAGGCCTTTTTCAGAAAAAACTCAGGCAGACCGGTGACCGGGTTAGTGGTGCCGCTGCCACCATACCGACGCAGCATCTGCGCTTCCATAGGGCTGATGTGGGCAAGCATGGTGTCGCCGTACCGGCCCGCCGCTGCCATCTCGCGGGCCATCGGCTTCAGGCTGGCAATGCCGCCCTTGGCGAAGCCCTGCGGAGGCATCATGGTCTCCGGACCACGCATTTGGTCCAGTGCCATGTTCAAGGCGGCAAAGACGGTAGCATCAAAAACCTCGGGCAGAAGCTCTTCGTCCACGCCCATACCGAGGTATTTTTCTCGGATGGCAGGGTAGTCGCCGGGGTTGGCCAGAACCTCATCCACCATCGTATTCAGCATCTGGATGACCTCAGGGGCCACCTCAAGTGCTGCCAGTTCCCGCTTGAACTCGGCCACCGCAACAGGGTCGACCTGTTCAGCGGCATTCAACATTTCGCGGTTGAATTCTGTGGGAGAGACCTGCTCACGCAGCTGTTCAAAAGCAGCGAACTGGTCAAGGGAGGGTTCAGTTGGGGCCATTTCGGGGGCGCCCATACCCGGCATCATCGCTTCAGCCATGTCTTTTTCCTTTGGAAGTTAAAAGCCACACGGGGCTGCGCGCCGGGTAAGGTCGCGAATACTCAAGGATTATCGTTTAAAAGGTTAAGCCCTGTCTATAAGAAGTGCACTAACCGTGGCAACAACATCAGTTGTCGTAACCTCAATTTCCAACAAATCTCCGGCCTCCAGCACTAAAACACGGGAATTCCCATCCCATCCTCCTAAAAAGTCAAAGTACTCTTGAGCATTAATACTGGCCGCAGGGATTACAACGTGTGAGCCAACACCAGCAGGAGAAATCGAGACAGTAGCCGTGGTTGAAGAGGCGTTGCTGTTGCTCACCAATATCGACTTTACGATGGCAGTCGTCGCTGCGGGCACTGTCAAAACAGTCACAGGCGAGCTGTTCGTAAGTGATGTCAGAAATCTTTTATATGAATTTGACAAGGTCTAATCTCCCAAGAACCAAGCATACGCTTGATCCGTATTTTCGGTGACCACTGGCGAATACGCGGTGTTGAGCTGCAAAATGATCTGCTCAAGCGAGCGCACCAGCTGGTTGATCTGCTCGGGCGTGTACTCTGCAGAAGCGTTGGGCAGGCGGACGCTGGTAATCTTGCTCATCGCGTCACCTCAACCCGTCCGGCTGCAGGTCAACCCGCAGCGTACCGTAGCGCCATGTGGCGCCCAGCTCGTCGTTCTCGATGGTGATTGAAATCTGCCGGCCTCGCGCGCGGGTGTCCACCTTCTGCGTTGTCGGCGTAATAATATACGGATCAAGCGAGCTGGGGCTTGCCAGTGCCTGCGGGAATGCGCGCAGCAGAAGCCGCACCGTCAGGTTGCCCACCTGATCCTGAAAGTCGGGTATGAACCGCGACATCAACAGCATGTTGTCCCCGTCGCCGATGTCAAAGTAGCCCGATGTCAGCAGGGACTCCAGCGGCAGATTTACATCGTCCGTGCCGGTCTCATGCTGATAGATCAGCGCCCTGCCAGCAGTCAGCCCGTAGATCGTGCTGATGGTAGCGTCGGTTGCGTCAGGCTCGTATTTCGCGCCCAGCGGCTTGGGGTAGGCGCTCAAGTCTACCCACGCCGTTCGTGCCATCGTGCCGATTGCCCATGTGTTCTCAAGGTAATTGAACGTAACGCAGCGATCAATAAAGTCGCTAGTAACAGAGCAGTACCACCATGTTACCTCGTTGAACTGACTGTTCAGGCCAACGTGGACCTTGGTCTTCTGCACCTGATTGAGGTCTTTAAAGACGTAATCCTGCACCGTGCAGGGGAGCTTTTTGACAGTACCGTCGAACAGGTAGAACGCCTCAGTGCCCATCCAGAAGGCAAGGCCGTTGACGTCCACCGACGCGTGAGGGCCGATGCAACCGCAGTTGGCGCCCAGCTGCTGGAAGCCGAAGGTGAAGGGGGGCCCAATGAACTGCTGCCCGTGAAGCGCTGTGTCGGTAAAGATCAGAATCTGACCACGCGAGCGAATGGCCGTAACGATGCGATTGCCGTCTGTGAGCCGTTGGCCGCCAGCCGTGTTCGTCGCGCTCTCGACAAACTGAGTGATGTCCTCCTGATTGGAGAACCGCACGAACATCGGGTCTTGCGTTGAAGGACTGCCAATCGTGGTTTCGGTGCCAAAGCAGACAAGATGTCTGTCGGGTGTGGACACCAGAGCATAAGTGCTTTTGGTAGGGGCACCGGAGAGCACTGCTGCACGGGTCGCGGCACCGGCACTTAAGTCCCATAAGAAGGTCTGGCCGTTGACCAGCTGACAGATAGCGTCTTCGCCAAAGTTGTCGAACTGCCACACGCGTGAGCTCAGTGCCACGCCCGTGCCAGCGGTTCGTGGTGTGCCCCATGTGCTCAAGCCCCACGTGCCGACGCCCCAACCGAAGTCGAAGAAGTCCACGTCAGTGCCGATGTTGATCTGGTAGGCACCCACGACACTCGCACCGCCGTTAGCCGAGTCCGAGGAGTTGGCCGCGACAGGGGCAGTGACCGTGTAGCTGTTTGCGTTAACAACGGTTGTGACTTCGTACTGAGCGTTGAGGATGACAGCAGTGATATTGCCGCCAAGACTGGTAGCACCTGAGAACGTTACGAAATCACCCACGATTGCGCCGTGGCTGCTGTCGGAGACGGTGAGCGTGGCCGAGCCGGTAACGGCGGCAAACGTCACTGCGCCAGCGACTGTGGTTTCACGGATCGGGGTAATGTCGCTCCACGCGCCATTGGCGGAGACGTACAGCTTTCGCGTTGTACCCACGATGACGTGAGGGATACCGGACAGGCTGGTCCACGTGAACACCTCACTGACCATGCCCACCAGATAGACTTCGTTACCTTCAAAATTAATCCAGCCGCCTATTTTTTCGGGCAAGCCGTATCTGAACCGCACGTTATCGCAGTTCGTCCAGCCGCCCTCGGCACCGTATTCGGTGTTCTGCTTATCGATGCCGGGGGCTAGATTAAGTCGAAAGTACGCCATCTACGCCCTTTACATCATTTTAGCGGGTCGCGTACCCTTGATTGCAATGCCCGCACCGCGCACCTTGCCCTTTGCAGCACCGCCTTTTTTGACTGCGCCACCGGCTGCGTAGCCCTTCGTAGCCATGCCGCCCATTGCCATCTTACCCTTGCCATCCGCAGCAAAAGCCGGAACTTTCTTGCCGTCTTTCATTACCATGGCCATACCGCCGGCTTTCATGCCTTTCATATCAGAATCTTTCATCATGATGCCGTCGGGCATCTTGTGCATGCCTTTCTTAGCCGCGCCGCCTGCTGCCATACCTTTAGCTTTCATCATGTTCGTTCTCCGCATACAAGTTGTTAAAAGTAACTGCTGGGTCTAAATACGAGTCGTCTTGCTCGGCGCAGTGTATCCACTGACTGGGTTTAAAGTCCGGTGCGCCTTCGCCAGTGACCCAGTACGCTGGGCTTGTGACGCGGACTCTATTGTTTGGCAAAGCTACAATATTACCGGTCCATTTGCCAGCGTCCGTGAGTATCAGCACATGGGACTGCTTGTGCTGTGCAGGGTCTTCAGCGACCTCGCTTTCAGCGTAATCCACCGTGAAAAGGTAGCGTCCCTTGAAGAACTGGTTGTCGATCTTGCACAGCCACTGGGACGGTTTAGCCTGATTGATTGAGATAATGCTGTGGTGGTAGGAGCTACAGTCCCACGGCTGCACAAAGTGCGTCTCCATGCGCTCGGGCCATTCTTCCAGCGGTATATCCCCAACCAGCGCAGTGATCGGCATCCGGGCCCACATCGCCCCGCCATGCACATTCGGCTGGCTACCGTCGTCTGCTTCGCACCCAGTAAAGATCAGTTGGAACGACAAACACCTGTCAGGCATTGTGGTAACTGCAACTGCCAGCGCATGAATGTACTCGCCGTGGTAGTTCTGGTGGCCGTTGGTAAACTCTTTTCGGACCCAGCACTTAAAGTACGGGATGTTGCTTATAAGATACATTTAACCTCCAGACAAAAACAGCGCTTGCTCTTCCAGCCTGCGTCGGGTCAATCCCGGT